GGCGGTGAGCTTGTATTCGTTCAGCGCCGAGAGCCGCAGGTCGTTGATCTGCATCGTGCGCACAACCACCCGGTCCGCCCAATCCATGCCTTTGTACAACATGATGATCGATAGGCGCTGACGGCGCAGGCCGTGCCCTGCCGTGTCGGCCGCTTTGATGATGTCCGACACCATGCCGTTGTAGTCGGTGATCGACAGCGACAGATTGCCGACAGACGATACGCCGTTGATCGGATCGACGGTCTGTGACATCGAACTAATAGAGTCTGATTTCAAGAACGGGAACCAGCGGTCAGTGTGAGCGAATCCGGTGATTTCGTTCACGTCGCAGGTGGCGAAATAGATGTCGTTTGTCCCGTCCGTACCCGAATTCCCGTTGTTGAAAAATATCTCAGCCACATACACCGGGTTTTTCGCCAGCGCGGCGTTCTTGAGTTCGTAGTTTGAGTTGGTCGTCAGCATGATCAGGCCCTCGCAAAATCAGGGACAGTGGACGGAATCTGCACCGAGGCCAACACCATCAAATCGAATTTAAAGGTGTACTTTTGCAGGATGCCCATACGCTGCGGCGCGATGCGCTTGGCGGCGATGCAGGAATAGTATTCGTCTGGGTAGCCGTCAGAGTCCGGGTACCAGGTCATCACTACGCCGTTCATCATCTCTTCGTTCATCGCGTTCATCACGGCGAACTCATTGACCTCTGCCGTGCGGTCATGCGACACATTATTTAGCGCGAACCGGAACCCGGTTGTGCTGCCAAAATTCACGACGTCCACCACGCCCGCCGCAGATCGTGAGACATTGCGCTGGTCTTGGTAGTACAGGTCTTGTGACTTGTACCCCCAGTACAAATAGATGTCCTGCATTTCTCCGGAGGTGAGCGTTTCGGAGAAAACATCGCCCAGTGCGAACACATCCGCCACCGTCAGCGGCGATTGCTTCGGCGTGCTGGCCAGCGTGGTGATGTAAGTAATGCGACCGACGATCATACCGCCCCCAATACTTGCGCCTGGCGGCTGCGCGGATCAATGAGTAATACATCGCGGTTCTGCACGGCATCTTTGATCTGCGGGATGATGTTTGCCTCGACGTAGTCGGCAGACAGCAGATTCCCGGTGTTGTAGATGTTGATGGTGGCTGGCGCCGGCTGGCTGGCGGACGGCGGCGCAACACTGCCAATCTGGTTTGGATTTGCTGTCTGCCCTGGGATGGCGATGCTGGAGACGCTGCCGCCGCTTGGCGCCGCCCCGCCTGCGTCGCCGCCAAAACTGGCGGAACGCATCGCGTTGATCTGGATCATCTGAGAGGCGAACGCCAGTGCGGCATATGCTGCGCCAACAGCCGGGCCGAACGGTCCGCCTGCCATCACGCCGGATTCATATGCTTTGGTTATGGTTGAGGGTAGCGTGACCGCCGCCTCAGCCAAGCGCGTGACCTTCATCAAATTGAACATGCCTTTGGAATGCTGCGCGCTGGCGCCGATGATCTCACTCAGGGTGCCGGTAACAACCTTGAGTTGTGATTTGGCGGAGAGTTGCCCGAACTTTTCTCGGCTGAGCGCGCCCTTTATGCCCAGATTGATCAGCGCGTCTTCATGATCCGCCCTGATCTGCTCGACCATTGCGGCGTGCGCGGCTTCGTCGGTTTGTGCTTTTTCGTGGTAGCTCTGCGCGGCGGCCAGACGCTCTTCGTAGGCCGCCTGCTCGCTGGCGACCGCGTCCAGGGCAAAGCCTTGGCCGTAGAGAGAGTTCTCGTAGCCATTGAAATCGGGTGTTGCACCTGTTTCTGCCCCCTTGGCAGCCTTGGGCGGTTTAGATGGTTTAGGAGGCTTTGGCGTTTTCCCACCACCGCCAAGATCACCGAGCAGGCTACTCCCGGCGCCACTCGGCGCGACCCGCGCCTCATCCATGCCCTCCATCGACCGGACGATTGCGATCTTTTCTTCTTCGGCAAGGTCTGAAAGTACCTTGAGCCGCGCTTTGAACTCTGCGGTTCCGCCATTACCCCATCTGCTCGGGCTGGTGGCATACTCGATCGCGAGGCCGATCTTCTGCATAACCTGCGCAAAGTCGACGGCAATAAGCTTGATGCCCCCAATGAAAGCGTTAAACTTCGGCACAACCTCTGCCGCAATGGCTATTCCGATGCCTTTGAATTGGAGCAACAGCTTGTCTAGCTGGTCATTCAGGCGCGCGGATTCCTGCGCCATCTGGGTGGTGACAGGGTATAGGCGCTGGCCTTCTGCGATGTAGCCGCTCAAGGCGACCGTCCCCTGATTGAGGAACGGGATCATCTCGGAGCCAATGCGGTCGCCAAATAGCTTTGTTGCCAGCGCGGATTTTTCCACGCCATCCGGCATTCCGGCGAACACGTCTGCCAGCTCGACCATAGCTCCGGCGCTGTCTTTGGCTGTGATTCCCATCTCTTTGAAAAGATCGGGGTTGCCGACCATCACAGCGGAGAGTTTCTGGCTGGCCTTGGCGACTGATTCGAGCGAGGTGGCGTTTTGATCTGCAGCGAACTTCAAGCCGGACAACATCTCGACACTGGTTCCGGTGCGCTCGGCCATCTTGCCGAGTTCATCCGCCGCATCGATTGAGTTTTTTATAAAGACAGCGAATGCGCCGATGGATAATGCGCCGGCCAGTTGGCCGGTTATGCTGTCGGCCAACCCGCCAACCTTGCCGCCCAGCGAGCCAAGCGCAGATTCCGCTTGCGCGGTTTCTGCGGTGATGCGTATCTTGGTTTCGTTATTGGCCATGCTTTTCACCAAAGAGTTGGAGCGCTTCTTTTTCCATCAATTGCAGCCGTGGCAGCAGGTCTGCGCGGTCGATGCGGTCGAACTGCATCAGGTCGAGCAGCGGCGGCATGGCTTCGTATCGCAACCCGATCGGCTCGCCGCCCGGTGCCAGCCGCCATTGCGTGGAGAGCGCGGCAAAAAGGCGAAATGCCGGCCAGTTCTCCGGGTAGCATCCGGGCGCTTCAGCCTTCACGGCAGCCACGCCTTCCTGTTCGCGCTTGAGCCCCATAAGGGCCAGCGCTTCGTCCGTCTTGTCTTCATGGTCTGCGCCGCCCCCGTATAGCGCGCGGGCGACGCTGATCAGTTTTTTCGGTGTGCCTCGATGCGGCCGGTGACGTAGGCGTTGAGCAACAGCACCGGCGAATTCGCCGACACCTTTATCAGCTCGTCCAGCGCGCTGCGGCTGTAGGGTTCGCGGAATCCATCCCATGATTCGATCAGCATGGACAGCACGTCGGCGACGTTCGGGCGCAGGCGCTTGAATCGCCAGGCGGTGCGCAGACGGTGTCGCAGCCCGGCCCAGAATCCGATGCGCTGATAGCCGAGCGCGACAACCAGCGAGATGAAGTCGTCGCTTCCGAGGGAGCGGAAGCGAACCTTGACCCGTTCGGTATCGGTACCGAGCGGGACGCGCAGCTCAACATCGACTTCGAACACCGGATCGGGAATGAGCCTGATCATGCCCGCCCCTTACAGAACAACGATGCGCAGGTCATCGTTGCCTGCGCTGGGCAGCGCTGACACGTCGTAGGTGGTGCGGCGCTGGCCGTTGGTGTAGGTTGGCTTGGGGTTCTTGAGCTGGCAACTCGGTGCATAGACCAACACCTTGTAGCCGTCGGTGGTGCCGTGAACCAGGCCAAGGCTGTTCAGGATGGCACCACGCACGTAGCCCTCGAAGGTGACTTCCTGTGCGGCGGACAGGTCAAGCTCGATGCTTCCGGTGACGCCCTTGCGGTCGATGGTGATGGTCTCGCCGCCCAATAATGTGTCGTGCTGCGGGTTGTTGCCGGTCTTGAAGTTGAGGCCTTTGCTGGGATAGGCCGTGCCGCTGGAGAGCGCGCCGGTGGCATAAGTGCAGCCGAGCAACACGTCGGCGGTGTTGGGGTTGGTGACAACCAGCGGGTCTTTGAATCCGGTGAGCGTGGTGGCCGGTGTCGAGCCGGTGGCGACCACGCCGGCATCGATGCCGATGAAGTTGAACTTGAGAGCCGGTTTGTTGCCGGACGTCATATCCAACTCGAAATCTCCGCGCGCGCCCAGCAGCTTGTACAGCACGCCGCTGTCGTAGTAATAGATGGCGACGGATTCTTCGGCGGCGGAGACCGGCGTGTACTCCACGCGCGCACCGGCGCTGATGGCTTCTGCAAATGCGCATGCGCGCAGCAGCGGGCCGTAGGCGGGAGCTGTTCCAGCCGCGCCGGAGCCGGCCAAATCCACCGAGAAGCTGACCTTCTTCATAATGGTGCCAACCAGTTCAGCGTGTCCGCCCGCGTAGCCTTTCAGGTATTCGTTCGGCACGTAGTTGATGTTCAGCGGCTCGACCGACTGACCATAGACCCGCATGGCATTGGCCACGCCGGTTGGGGTTGGGTCAATGCCGTAGCTGGATTCAATCTTGGCCAGGATGGCGCTGTCGATTTGTTTGCGGGCCATATCAGGACTCCTTATTCATCGTGCGGTTGGTGTGTTCGGTGCGCTCTACCAGCGTGTGCGCGCCGGTCTGCTCGTCCAGCGTGTAGCTTCCGCCTGCTGCGGGCGGCGTCTGCGCTGGCTTGATGGGCGCGGTGTCTGGTGTTGGTTTCTCGGTCTTGGCCATGTCAGCCCTCCAGTGAGGTTGCGGTGGTGCGGTAGTCCACCTGGTATTCGATCTCTGTGTATGCCACCGGCACGTCGATCACATCGCGCTGGCGGCGTGTGCCGCCCTTGCGGATGTCCAGCACGATGCCGCCCAGCGTCAGGTCGGCCATCAGCCGGTTGTGTGTTGCCACCATCATCGGGTCGCACGACAACAGCGCCGACTTGCCAGCGACCCCGCCTTTCTTTGCCGTCACGCGCACGGTGAGGGTGAGCGTGTGGTCGTGCGAACCCAACAGCACACGGTCTGCCGGAACCTCATCGCCCAAATACACCGCGACCATCGGCAGGTCGGCAAGCTCAAAGGCGTAATCAGGATCGTCCACCACGCCGCCAGAACCAATGCCGGTGAGCGCGGGAGCCTCGAACAGGGTCTGGATCGCATCGGCAATCTGATAGGCTTTGGAGGTCATGCGGCCTCCAGTTCAATCACAGACATGCCAGTTCCGTCCGGTTTGATCTCGCGCACGGTGTAGCTCGTGCCGGATACCACCAATGTTTTGTTGCGCTTGCTGCTCGGCGCGTCTGCCGAACAGCAAGTGAATGTGGGGTTGCCGCCGAGCATCATGTTGCCGAGCCCGGCGGCAGAGCCGTTGTCGAAGATTCCATCAACCAAAACGCCGTCGAGCGTCGCCGTACAGTTCGAAAAAGCCGCCACCGCCTGTGCGGCGGTAGCGGTCTCGATTGCAGAGGCAACGTTAGCCATCGCTCAATCAGTCAGTGATGGCCGAGGTATCCAGCGCGCCCGCGTAGCGTGCGTCGTGCAGGATGTAAGTCACTGCGCCGACTGCGTTCGCCATTGCCAGGGAATCGACGCGGATGCAGTCGAAGCCGTTCGCCACATCCAGATCAGCCGCATCCACTTCGATCACGTACAACAGGTTCTTGTTGGCCGTGGCGGCGGTGGTGAAGGTGTTGGAAGTGACAGCAGTCTCGACCAGCGTGTCGCTCGCGCCGGTGTTGGTGTTGGCATACACGGTATCGAAGCCGAGTGCCTTCTCGCCGGTGCCAGCCACTGCGGTGGCTTGCTTCAGGGTGATGTCGCCGCCGGTGACGGCGGTCGCGTTATCAACTGCCAGCACGATGGAGCAGCGCTGGAAGCCTTTGAGGCTGACGTAGTCGCAGTCGCCGTTGGTGAGGGCCAGTGCGCCGATGATGGGCGAGCCAAACACAACCTTGGCTTTGTCGATCAGTTTGATTCCGTTCATGATGTTTTCCTTTTTTCATGGGCCAGCCATTGGCTGGCCCGTGGGTTTAGCTACACTTAAGCGCGGGCTGCCAGTGCCACGAAGTGGCTGCGGGTGACCGTGCTGTTCGGCGGCGTGATGGCTTTTCCCAGTGCGGGCTGGCCATCCATGCGGAAGATCACGCGGAACGCCATCAGGTCTTGGTCGAACCACAGGTGCATGGACGTTGCCAGCTCGATGCCGCCCGCCTTGGTGATGGCGCGGTAGCCGTTCATGTTCGCCAGGATGATGTCGCCCTGATCGCCGACGGTGTCGCAAGCGTCTGTCATCACGATGGGGCGGCCCAGCAACAGACCATCCGGTGCGCCTTTGAAGCCTTCGTTGGCAGGTACCCAGATCGGGTTGTTGTTCAGCTGCAGCGTGACAATCTGCTGGAACGCATCCGGGTTGATCAGCCACTTCAGGTTTGCGCCCGCACCCTTCATTACGCGGCCGTACATCTTGGCGATGTTGGCGGCGACGATGGTGTCGGCGGTCTGGCTGGTCTCTTTGGCCTGAACGACCAAGCTGGCTGCCTTCAGGATGCCTAGCGGCATGCCTGCACCGGTGCCGTTGATGATGGCGTCCTGCGTCTTCCAGTCCACTGCCTCGCCGCTCTTGCGGGTCAGGTAGCTGGACATGGCAGGCGCATCAGCCAACAGCTCTTCGCTGGCGGATACCAGCACTTTCAGTTTGCGCAGCTTGAGCTGAGATTCGAGCAGCGCTGGCTTCTTGGGTGTGGACTGGTTGCCCTCGCCTTCCCATGCGGCGGTGATGCCGGTGGAGCCCCACGGCTGTGTCTCGTCCTTGGGGAAGGACATGGAGTTGCCGCTGATCGGCGTGTTGTCGCAAGCGGCCAACAAAGACTCTTCTGTCTCGGTGTAGCTAGCGATCTCACGGGCGAACTCGGGCGGAACGGCAAAGCCGCCATCAGGGCCGCTGCCTTCGTTGGCGAAGATCGTCGCAGCGCGGGCGAACTTCTCGCTGACTTTCTTGCCAGTGGAAGCGCGCACGACGTCTGCACAAAATTCGCCGTAGTTGACGAAGCCGCGTTTCTGGTCGTCTTCCAGGCGGTCCTTGACGCGAGCGCCTTGGCCGAAGCTGATCTTCTCGCCTTCGGATGCCTTGGTGCGCTTGGCTGCCAGCAGGCGGGATTGGAACTCGGCTACTGTGATGCCATCCTTGACGGCAGCGCGAGCCAGCTCCAGACCGCCGATGTCTGCGTGGTCTTCACCGATGGTGAAGATCTCGTTCATGCGCTTGTTGGTTT